AAAAGCGCCGACAACAGCCTTCATCCTCAAGGTCTCCGTCGTTCAGCCAACAGTCCCGATGTTCTTCTTCTAGGAGGTTTGATGGGCCAGCAATCAAGTGCGATGGCAGGGGGCCAGCCAGGCATCTCACCACCGAGCGGACAACAGCAGATCCCGCGTCAGCCTGGTCAGGGTCCGCAAGGTCAGCTAATGCCTGCGCCTCCAGGCGGTTTCTCCGGCGGCAATCCTATGATGACTACCGGCGTCTATCATGGGAATCCGAATCAACCTCCGGCATCTGGCCCACAGATGGACCCGACACGTCTCGCGACGGCTATGCAGGCAGCCATGAAAGCTAGGGCCGCGCAAGGCACCAGCCCGGCAGAACGGATGGCCCAGCTCTCGGGGATAGGAGCTGGTAGTCCGGCAGCCATGCAGCAGGTCTTCCAGCGCATGAATGCGTCACCCGGCCAGGCTTTCATGATGGCCCAAAACCAAGGGATGCAACCACGATGAGCAGCTTCTTCAGTTCGTCAGGAACTCCAGGTGGTGGGGCCGGCGATATGACCGGCGCGGCGTCTGTTCCAGTCGGTGCTTCAAGCACTGCGGAGGCGACGCCTATGCCTTCGGGTGGCCCGCCGCCTGGGCAAGTGGGCGTCAGTCTGGACAACCCGCCTCAATCCTCGGCGGCTGTGCCTCTCGATGACAGTTCAGCTGTCAATCCGCCTCCAGGTCATGCTACAGACCCCAGTTCGTCTACCCACAAGGGCGGAATAGCGAGCTTTTTGGCCGATTTGCTGGGCGACACGCATGACGAGCGGGTAGAAAACGCTCAGATGCTCGCGTCTGGCATCGAAGACATCGGCAAAGCAATGGACAAGTACGGCAAGACGACGCTTCTCCGCAGGATGATGGCCGCGCAGATGAAGCCGACCCTCGTAATAGAGGGCCACACGCCTGGTGGTAGTGGAGTCGGGGCCTTTCCGCACATCGACCCGACCGCAGCTGGCGCGATCATGTCGCGCTTGGGGTTCAGATAACATGGGACGAGCACTAAAGAACGCCCGTCGAGGCGGGAACACTCAAAAGAAGCCTCCCCAGATTCCGAAGGGTAAGTAAGTGCCGATCCTGAGCGGGGTGATCCCCGGCGCGCCTGTCGCGCTAACCGAGTCGGACCGTAAGTGGCTCCCTTCGTATCTGGACGCAGAGATTCAGGAAGCCCTACGCCTACACGAGCGGAAGCTCGAATGGATAGATGAGTCCAATCGTCTATATATGGGGGAGCCACTTTCGACTAGGAAGACGTTTCCATGGGACGGAGCAGCAAATCTCGTTGTCCCCTTAGTGGGCATTACGGTCGATTCGATCGTGGCACGCATCATGAACACGATCTTCGCCGTGGAGCCTTTCTGGTCGTCGTCCGCACTCATAAAAGATCTGGAGCCTGTTGTCCATCCCCTCCAGGACTTCATGGAATGGTCGCGTGTAAACGAATTGGACCTCTACGCTCAGGTCCGAAGCTGGGTGATGGAGGTCGTCAAGCATGGATGGGCGTATATGAAGGTCTATTGGACCTCATTTACGCAGAGAACCTTCCGCGTTGCGAGTGGAGCGGCTCGTCCAGTCGATACAATCGTCCGAAAACCCGCCGTAGAGCACGTTCTACTAGGTGATGTCATCTGTCAGGCGGGTATTGAGGACGAGTTGTTCCAGTCGGAATGGATTGCCCACCGGATTCGGCTCACCGATGGCCAGATGGCGTGGAGAAAGCACGATCGCGTCTATAATGACGTCGATAAGGTCGTCAAACACAAGGCTGAGCCGACCCCAGCGGAGCAAAAGGTCATAATCGAAGGCGAATTTGAGGATCAGGTATCGCGCCCACGTGAGAAGCTCAACACATTGTACGAAGTGTACGGGGACTTGCCTCTTGCAGGTAGCAAGCTGCCTGTCCCGGTGATGATGACCTTTCATCTGGAGACGCGTACCCTCCTGAGGTGCGTCTACAACCCTGATATCACCGGTCAGCGGCCCTTTTTCAAGGGAAAGTTCATCGACCGCGAAGGCAAGCGTGATGGCATTGGGATTTCGCGCCAGTTGGCGCTTCTTCAGGAGGAGATCACTACCCTACATAACCAGCAGGTGGATAACGCCACATTGGCCAATACTCGCTTTTTTGTTGGCCGTCGCGGCGTTGTTCGCAATGGGACTCGTGTCTGGCCTGGTCGTTTTCTAACCGTACCTGATCCTCAAAGAGATATCATCACATTACCGCTCGCTGACATCTACCCCTCGATGCAACAGCTCGAGCAATCGTGCCTCGCATATGCTGAACGTAGATCAGGTATTGCGGATTATCAGCTCGGCCGTGAAAGCTCAGTTATTGGAAACCGCGCAACGGCGACCGGCACATTGGCCCTCATCCAAGAAGGTAATCGTCGGTTCGATCTTAATGTTCGCGATATTCGGCAATGCCTCGGAGACGTTGGTAAGAAGGTACTACTGCTTAACGCACAGTTCCGTCCTTCTGGGATGGCGTACTTCGTCAAGGGAAGCGATGGCCAGCTTGTGGAGCAAGCGCTCGATCTTCCGGACGATTTCATCGCGGATGGCATCGGGATTGAACTCACTGCTAGCACCGCCACGATCAACCGCGAGATTGAGAAGCAGGGCCTGATGGCAATGATGGGCCAGCTGACTCAATACTACCAGCAGGTAATGCAGATTACCCAGATGGCGATGAACCCACAGGCGCCCCCGCCGATCAAGCAGCTTGCAATCGAGATGTCGATGGGCGCACGGTACCTGATGGGCATGATCGTACAAACGTACGAAATTCGGGCGGTGGATACCCTCTTGCCACCCGCCCTGTCGGAGGAAGACATTGCCGCAGCCCAACCACCAGTCCCCCCTCCGGGAATGCCTGGACAAGCTCCGCCGGGAGCCGGAATGGCTCCTACTAATGGAGTACCTCCGGGCGGCCCGCCAGGACTCCCTGCTCCGCCTGGTAAGCGTTAATGACTGGAACCAATACCTTGTCGTGCGGGGCGAGTACAATGCACTCTGTCAGTTCATCGATTTCCCCGATGCGGTGGCTGATCAGCTTGAACAAGCAGCGCATCGGGTAGGAGAACAAGATGGCGGAATTGCGGGAGAAGGAGCAGCCGGATACAACGGACGCTGAGGAGAAGGAAAAGGAAGGTCCGGATCTAGCTGAGAAGTTTGCTGCTCTCGAGAAACAACATGCCGAGCTAATAAACCAAAGTCATCGCGATCGTCAGGAGTTGGCGAACGCGAAAGGTCAGGTCCAGGTAATCCTGGATCAGATTCAGCGTGCAGCTGCCGCCGGCGACCAATCAGCGCAAAAGGCGGAGAAGACGCTGAAGGATCAATTCGACGAGGATCCAGTTCGGGCGATGAACGATCTGGTGACTATGCGAGTCGGTCCGGTCGTGCAGGAGTACTTCGCAGAGCGTTCTCAAGATGAGCGTGCGCAGGCGGTAAAAGAGAATCCTGAGATGTTCAAGAAGTATGGGCGGGAGATCGACGAGTTCATGAGGGACATGCCGTTGGACGTGAAGGCGAAGCGCGGATCGTACACGCAGGCCCTGAAGTACGTGAGGTCGTTGCATCTCGATGAGGAGGTGGAAGCAGCTCGCAAGGATGAGCGCGAGCGTGCCGCCAAGCCCGAGAGCCCCAGTCCGGCCGAGGCCGAGAGAGAGCGCAAGAAGGCCATCTCGCGAGACGAGCGGGAGGTTATGAAGGCGTTCGATATGGACGAGGATGACTGGGCGAAGTGGGGAACCGCATCGGGCGAGCGCCCGCCAAAGGCGAAGCGCGGAAAGGCAGCCTAGCATGGGCGTCGAATTCGTCAAGGACGAGAAGGACAAGAAAATGGCGGCGGGGGAGTACGATCCCCTGACCGTGAAGAACAAAGACCCGAACTTCCACTACCGCTGGCTCCGCAAAGAGAAAATGAACATGACGCGGAAGCGGGATTTCCTCGGGTATGAGGTCGTGCAGTCTGGGCCAGAGGAAGGCGTGTGTAGCGACAATACACCCCTCAAAGCCGGTGAGTCCATTGTCGGCACGGTAGAGGTGGGTGACTTGGTGCTTGCTCGCATTCCGAAGGAGCTACACGAGGAGTACCGTAAGAGGAACAAGGAAAAGATCAACGCGCTAGCAACCGGTGTGAGCGCGTCGTTCAAGCAGAAGGTGGGGGATCGGGCGTACGAGGAGCACCGGGATGTCGATGGCTATCCTGGCTCGGTGACGCGGGACGACATCGACCTGGAGGATAAGGATCAACGATGAGACAGATGACACAGCAGCAGACGGTGAGTGGAAACTCACCGCTCACGCTCACCTTCCCGGAAGCTGCTGGCCAGACTTTCGAGAGGGGGGCACCCGTTGTACTCAGCGCCTCGGGCACAGTTCAAGAGGCTGCAACGCCTGCTGCGTCGGTCGTCGGCGTGGCAGCAATGCCTGCAAATGGAGCCGGCGCTTCAAGGTATCTACCTCCGCCGACTGGTCAGCCGGTTACCGTCTGGGTCGCCAACGACGATACCCTTTTCGGTATCCCGATGGCGAACGGGGTGCAGGCCGACGTAGGAAAGCTCGTAACGGTCAGCAAGACAGGTTCTCTGTGGACGGCTGATCGGACAACCGCAGGAACGTTCCTGGTGTACTACATCTACACCGAGACCACGAGCAGCCAGATCATCGCCGTGGGGAAGTTCCTCGAGAGTGCGTGCCAGCTAGCGAAGGCGGCATGAGATGCCAAACGTAACTGGTGCGTTTTCATATCTGCTTGCTCCCGGTTTGCGGAAGGTCTTCTTCCAGCTACTCGACGAGCGGGAACCGGAGTACAGCAGGATCGCCAACCAGGAGAAGAGCGAGCGGGCCTACGAGGAAGACCTTGAGGTTGGCGGGCTCGGCTCCATGCCCATCAAGCCAGAAGGTCGGGGCATTCAGTACCAGGACTTCCGGCAGGGTGGCAAGAAGCGCTACACTCACCTCACGTACGGATTGGGCTTCCGAGTCACGCTGGAGATGATGGAAGACGATCTGTACAACGTGATGAAGAAGAACACCAAGGAACTCGCCAAGGCGGCACGGAACGCCCGCGAGGTGGCCTTCTTCAACATGCTCAACAACGGGTTCTCGACTGAGTACGGCTTCCCGAAGTTCGGGAACAACGAGCCGCTCATTTCGGCGACCCACACCATGCTGGGTGGCGGGACTGGAAGCAACAGGGCGACCACCGATGCGGACCTTTCGCCGACCAGTCTGGAGGCCGCGATCATCTCGTTCGAGTCGCTAACAGACGAGATGAACATCCCGGTGGTCATCAAGCCCAAGCTCCTGTTGGGCAGCCCGCAGCTCAAGATGACCATGCGGGAGATCCTGGGGTCGGAGTTCCGCCCGTACACCAGCAACAACGAGATCAATGCCATCCGCGAAGAAGGGCTCGATTACATGGTCGGGCACTACATCGTGGATCCCGACAGCTGGTTCCTGCTCGCATCGAAGGGCGACCACGACCTGAACTTCTTTGAGCGGCAGGCGGTACGGTTCCAGAACGGCGACGACTTCGATACCGGGGACGCGAAGTTCAAGGCGTTCCAGCGGTTCTCGATCGGAGCAGGAGAGTGGCGGGGAATCTACGGATCGCAGGGGGCCTAGAGTCTAGGGGCTTCAATTCGTTGAAGCCACAGGAGGAAAGGCCATGAACCCAATACTCAAGATGGTTCCCCGGGGCGCATGCGTTCTGGGGACTGACAGATACCCGACTGCTTTGATCGCCAAATCCCTCTCAGGGACTTGCGGGGTAGTATGTTTCCAGACGAACCTCGGCAACGAGGCGTGGATCTACGTGAATGGGGTCCAGCCTAGCCAAGTGATGTTCGGAGGGAAGACCGAAGTCTTTACCAACCCCGCGGGGGGAGTCGCCATCGGTGGCTCCATTACCCACCCGGC